AAAACAAGCAGACGGACGATAACGGCACGACAGAGAAGACACCGGTAATAAACAAACAAACCGCATAAAAATGCGGTTTGAAAGAAATATGGTCGAGGTGACAAGATTTGAAAACGTTGTTCTGCGATGTTTTGCGAACTTATGTTTGCGTTCTGTGAAACCGCACTATTAAAGGGTTTTTCGCTGTTTTACATTTTATCACAATTGCATAAGCAAAACAAAAAATTCCGAAAAAACGGTCAGAAAACGGTCAGAAATCCGCTTGCATTTACAAGAAAGATGTGGTATAATCATAAATGTAACCGGGTGGTTTTGTCCATTTTTTAGTTTCATATTTGAATCCTGATTCTTTTGCGGGGAAAAGTCGTACAGTAATGTACGGCTTTTTTCTTTATATAAAAAAACAAGACACACATTTCTGTGTGCCTTGCATTCAATCCAAACGTAGCCAATCTTTGAGGAGGTGATCTGGCTACGTTTTTATTATAGCTTATTATTCTTCGGAAGTCAACCATTTTGCTATCTGTTTTGATGTATAACCGAATTTTTTGATGATTTTCTTCCTCATTTCGTTAAACTTTTTCTTATCGGTTTTGTACAGCTTACGCATTAAAGGTTTAAGCACTTTTGTAATTGCCGACTTGATCGAGCTTTCAGCCTTTTCTTCTGCTTCGTCAGCAGTAAGCTCCTTGTTATCAGCTTCCGCCTGCATTATTAGTGATACAGCCTTTGCAGACAACATATCGTCATATGCTGTGTTGTAGTCAGACTCGTTGCCGTCCTGCAGAGCCTTGACCAAATCATTGGCTGTGTAGAGCGATTCGGTGTTGGTATCCTCGTTTAAGTCACTTGCCGTAGATGTGTCAGCTTCGGCTTCGTAACTCTTAAGAGCTTCGTTCACTTCAGTGTCGCTCATATTGTCAACCGTCAGCTTTGATATGCCTGCTTCGATAAGCTGTGTACGGTTTTCCTGTGCCTTGCTGATTTTGTTTACTCTCGCATTTACACAAGCTGTCCAAAAGTCCTTCGACAGAGCCGTTGTATCTGCAAGGTTTCTCACAATTTCTACAGCCGTTTTAACATCTCCGCTTATTCTTGCTTTAGCCGCCTTATCGACATCCGCATTGAACATCTTGTTGCCCTTGCTGTCATCAATTATTTTTGACTTTAACCGTTGTTCAATTTCTTTCTGTGTCTTGCCGAGCCTGTCATATTCGTTCTGCGTTTCTGCTTCATCGTTTTTCATCACAGCATTGTACAGAGCTTCGTATCTTTCTGTGTCAGGCGTTGCCTGTGATGCTCTGAAGATAGGCTCTCCGAAGATGTCAACGATTGTATCAACCTCTCTGAGAACATTGTATACCGGAATGCCTGTAAGCTGTGAAAGATACCTTGTCAGCTTATAAACGTTCTGTAAACTGAGCGATGTGTCAAGCTCCCCCTTCTGTGCCGATGTGACCATCTGCTGCCCGAACTTGATAATTCCTGAGATTGCTGACATATCCATACGTTCAACATCATAACCATCAAGTAACGTGAGAATATCCTTGACAAACGGAATGATGCTGACAGGATTAAGAGAGGAAAGCAAATCTCCCACGAATGACTCAAGCCACTTTTCACGCCACTCGTCATCGCCTGTATCACGGAATGCCATTACGATAGCTTTCGCCGCCGCCGCTAAAACGTTTGCCATTACGCAGGATGCGTATACTCGGATTAATCTTTTTGTAGCACCGGGCTTTTTGTTCTTTGCATCAATGATAGCGTTTCTGAGCAGATTTGCCGACTTAAGAGGCTCTGCCATAAAGGACATATCCATCTTAACTAAAGCGTTCTTGCTTCGCAATATCATCGGTCTGTGCAGTACACTGTCTACAACCTGAGTCTGATCGACAACATCATCAAACTTTTCTTTCGTGATGCTGAAGAATTCATCCGAACCGACTTCTGCTTCGGGATGGAATTTCTTTGTCCATAGCTTTGTAGCCTCCCATATTGCTCCCCAAGTTAAGTCATCAACGAAGCCTGCAGGCTTCATTGCCAAGCCGACAACCTTGTCTTTTGCTGTGCTTCTGCCTGTGATGATTTCATCCATCGACTTGCCCATATTGGTTTCAAAGAAGCCTTGCGACTTCCACCAAGCAATCTCCGAATGTGCTTGGGCTTCCTTTGCTGATTTCACCGAATGCGTAGCAGCAATCGCAATTCCTTTTACTATTAAGTCGATGTCTAACACTGAACAAGCTCTCATAATCGCTGTAGGCTGCTGTATAACAACAGAAAGGTTTCCGGCAATAGCCGCCGCTTTCTGTGCAGATACAAGCAGGCTTGACAGCTCACCGCCGTAATTGCCCGTAGGCTTGTTGCGATTGATATCACGGATAAGCTCTGTAAAGTATTTCTCGCAATTTGTGCCGAACTTCTGAAGCATTGATTGCTTGATGGTTTCGCCAGTCTTACGATTGTTGTAATTAAGCCATCTCATTCCGTCTGCCACAGCCCCTGCATAAGCACTATAACTGCTCATTTCCTGTGCGTGTTGGCTGACAACGTTAAAGATATCGTCAATATCTATCGCATTATTTGCATTCTGAACAAGGCTTTTCGTGAAGCCGTAATTAAGCATCGAGTAAAGTCCTGTTTCGCCACCTGAATTCTGATCGTTTGTTTTAACGCCTGTTTGTGATGACTTTATCGGGAAGTAATGTGGCTCGCCGAATTTGGCATAGCCATACATAGCCATACTTACTTCATTGCCCCACTTAGCACAGGCTGTAGCTATAAACTTCTGTAGCTTATCAGCCGTTGCAAGCTCCGTGCTGTTAAGGTTTTTAAGCAGACTTGTAAGCTCATCGGGAGATATGCGTATCGGTCTTGCCTGCCGCACACCTTTAAGGTCTGTCGGTCTGATACCGCCTCCGAAGATATGTTCAAGAGCCTGTTCACGCTTTGACAAGCAGTACAATGACATAAGCTGTGCCTTCGACATTGTTATTTTGCCGTGTGATGTTTCGTAGGTTTCGTACTTTTCACTCAGCATCTTAAACTGCTTTTCACTAAGACCGCTTTCCTTACGAACCTTTGCGAAGTAATCCTGTATTTCGTGTATGTGGCTGATGTATGTGTTTAATCCTGCTCGGAACGCTTTATAAATCTCCATAGCCGAATCGCCAAGACCACGATGGTAACTTCTCGCATCGAGCATTTGCGAATTGAGATAGGTGTCTAATGCACCAACAGCCTCCGCTCCCTTGTTTTTGTTGAACGGATTTCTTGTTTTGTCCGTTGCCATCTCAGCAATAGAATTCTCTGCAAGCTCAGTTATTCTCTGCTTGATGTTTGCAGAAAAAGCCTTGTCTGCGGTCTTAACTGCGTAGCGGAGAGCCTTAAGCACTTTATACAGAGCTTCCATTTCTTTATGACTCATATCACGGACAGCATTTGTGCCGTTCTGTATGTGGTTTGCGTAGTATTCAAAGCATTTTTTGAGTACCTCAATGTTAGACGAAAGGTCGGGATCGAAATTGTATAATTCCTCAGTATTTATCCCATTCTCTTTGCTTGCGTACATCGAATGCTGAAGGATGAATTCGTTGAGCTTGGTAAGCTGATCGCTGATTTTTTGAGCCGCCTTAGACATCTCTCCTTTTCTTGCCTCTTTGTTCTTGGAGATTTTGCTTATAAGGTCAATGTTTGCAAGCACGTTTGCAACGGTTTCCTTATACACTTCAGGAATGTGATGTTCTTTGCTGTTTGATGTTAAGTCTTTGTACAACTTTTTGTACTCGGCAGTTATCCTTGCTCTCAGTTCAGATTTGGCAGCGTTTTCTCTCTTCTCTCTCTGCTGTTCTCTGTAACGTTCACGCAGAGCCTTGAGCTTTTCATCACGGTCAGCTCTGACATCGTTCAGCTTCTTGTCTTTAGCATCACGCAGATTTTTAATATCGTTATCGTACTTATCGTTTTTCTCCTTGCGTAACTTAGCTATAGCTTCGTTTTTCTCATCACGCAGAGCCTTGAGTTTTTCATCGTAAAATGCTTTTGCTTTCGCCCTTTCAGCCTTGCGTAATTCGGCTCTTGCTATACGGTTTTCGTTGATAACCTTCTGCAGCTTTGCTTCGTATTTATCAGCAAATGTTTTAACTTCGGGAGTATCGAAGTAATCGTCAAATATCTGCCACGCTAACTCGCTTGCCGCTTCAGCAACAGAATCTCCGAAGGGATTTTCTATTCTCGGCTTTGTTGCTTCTATAAAGCTGACAAGCTGTTCAAGACATTCTCCCTCAGATACGTTTGTATCAAACTGTCCCGGTGCAAGCTCTGCAAGCTCCTGCACAAGCATATCTACTGTTTGACCGTGACTTTCTTTGTTGGTAGTCAATTTCATTCTGCCGAACATTGACTTGCGGAAGGTGTTGTAATCGCCGTACAGAGATTCTATCTCAGCTTTAGTTGCATCGTCAACGTAAATTCTCGCTGAACGAATAATGTCAAGCTCATCCTTGAATGTATCACGCATTTCAGTGTTCAACGTTTCTGATTTGTTGACTATCTGTGATGCAAGCTCAAACATTGCCTTGTTTGCTTCTTCGGCATTTGCATCTTCATTCGCAATGTACTCAAAAATCTGTTTGAGTTTTGCAGACACTTCTTCAACATTGGCTTTGCTCTTGTATTCTCTGATATATCTCTTGGCAAGTTTGCTTACTGCTTCAGCATCTACAGTGTGACCGCTTGTCAATTCCATCTCTTTTTTTAACGCTTCTATCTGTGCCTTGAGATCGTTGTTTTCCTGTTTGAGCATTTCATATTCAGCAGATGTCTGCTCGGAAACAGAAAACTTAACATCGTCAAGCGAATTAAGTTTTGCTGTTCTGTCTTCCTCGTTACCATTTTCGTACTCGACAACCTGAACGCCGTACTCGGAAAGCTGTTTCTTTATGTTCTCGTCCAGTGTTTCAGGCACAACAGCATACTTGACTTCATCGAAGCGTATCGCTCTCTGTGGCTTGGCTTCAAAATATCCTGTCGGCATTTCCATAATGCCGTGAACAAGGTTTACGATATCGTCTACAGCCGTGTCGGTTATATCGGGATAATACTCCTTTAGATAACTCTTTATGCCTGACTTTGTTTTTGACTTTCTTACTGCATCGACAATATTACCTGCGACAATATCACTATCAATGAAATCGTTACCGGAGTAATCGTTTTTGATTGCCTTAGTCACTTCGCTAAGCTGTTCAGCAAAGCCACTTTTTATGTTTGAATATTCGTCATCGCTCATTTTTTGCAAACGAGCTGAGTCTGATTTCAATTTATCAATAGACGAGTATTCTTTCTGCGCCACGCCCCATATTCCCATGCCACCAAAAAGAGTGTCACCATTCATTTCAGAACGCATTACTTTAACAACGTTCTCAAGAGTTTCTTCGTAATGGAGCGCATCAAAGTTTCGAGTTCTTCCGCTTGGTGTGTAAAAATCTTTACCGTTCCATATGCCACTCTTTTCTTCAGCACCTTTAAACAGTCCGTCAATCCATTTTCGATACGCAGACTGGTCAACACTATCACGAATAGCTTTATCTGTTGCTTCATAGTCGATATCTTCTGTGACGGTAATACCTTTGTTGTGCTTGTATTTTAACGCTTTTGCTAACGAAGATACAAAAGTAAACGTCTTTGTGTTTGCTACCTTTGCTTCAGCTTCTTCAATGCTCATTCCGGTACTTCTGTAGTATTTTTTAAACGCCTCTGTAACCTCATCGTGATACTTGTTGAAAAATGCTTTTCTTATTGGCAAAGGATTTTCGCCGTTCCTTGCTGCTATTTCTTCTATTCTATTTCCGAACGTTGAAAGCAGTTGCTTTGACAAGGCAATTTCTTGTTCGTTAAGTGTCTGTTTTTCTTCTCTCTTAACAACATTGCTGATAACATCTTCACCGTGATCGAGCCTGTATATCTGCATCATGCTAACATCATCGTATAATTTATCGAGCATTTTCTGCTCACCGCCATCGCTATTGAGAGTATCCTCAAGTGTGACACTGTAGCGATACATATCTCTGACTTTTTCTCCATACTGTTTGTATAAGTCATAGTATTTTCTTCGTGCCTTGTCCGCTATTTTTTCGCTTACTTTATACTCGATTGCCGGATATGTTGGAGTCCACGCATCGCCGCCGTAAACCTTATTTCTTTTATCAGATTTCGGATCAATCGTTGATTTGTCAAAGACAAAGGAGCATTCACCATAATTTTCGTGTCCCATATCCGCTTTTGTGACTGCTATTGAGGGCATCGGGAAACCGCCGAGCTTTAATGACTTGACGAGTTTATCTGTATAGATATTATGTACAGCTATTAGATTGCCTTTTTCTTCAACGGGCTCAGAGAGGGAAAACCGTATATCCTCATTCTCTGTCGGCGCAGTGTTGTCTACGTTCTTGACTTGTGCGTTTTCAAGCGCAATTATGGATTTGACGCTTCGTCCAAAGCTTCCGACGTCGTTGTTTATTATTACGCCGTCGTACCCGTCCGATGTTAATATGCTGTTTATAATCTTCTTTGCGTCTTGTGAAAGGGCGTTGATAGCATTCGTCCACTCAGAAGACACTTTATCCTCTGCCTCAAACAGCTCGTTAAACTTAGCATCGTCATAGATATCTCTACTGTTTGCACTCGGATTGTTTTTGCGCCAGTTTATCAAGTAGTTCTTGAAATCGCTGATAGCTTTATCAGACCTTGCTTTAAACTCTTTGTTCGCTTCGTCGATTTTCTCCACACCTTCTGCATACTTTGCGCTTTTCTTTAAATAATGTGACATTGCCGCCCTATCCGAAACGATAAGAGGGTTAACGATATTAGCATACAACTTCATCTGTTTCGCCCCATTAATGCCTATGTTGGCATCGGTAGGCTTTAAAAATACGCCGTATGGTGTTTCGTAATCATACGAACCCGCACCGTCATGATTAGTATCGAACACTGTAAAATCGTTGTTAGTTTGATGATATACTACAAGCAAATTTCCATTTTCATCAACGACTTTACTATCCTTAAAATATTCTCTCTGCTGTTTGGTGAGCTTGTTGCCATTGCTGTCGTTTTCGGAGATTGAGAATTTTAATTTGCTTTCTGTTTCAGATTGTTCAGTTTCTTCAGAAAGTCCACTTCCGGAAGATTTTCCTCCACTAACACGTTCACCTCGTCCAGTAGATTTTTTGAGCCTATAATATCTGCCGCTTTGAGGACTGAATCTTTTGAATATCTGTCCATCATCAAATTTATTGTTTTGTAATAAAGCCTCGATTTCTCTTTGCGTGTATCCATCTCTTACTCCTTTCGCAATTATAACCGCTGGATCTTCGTTTTCGCTATGAATATTATAATCGTAATTTTCTATCTGATAAACTTCTGTTATTTGAAAGTCAAATTCATCGTCAGATAAATTATAACATACAATCTTAATTTTGTACACATCGTTTTTATTCGTTACACGAATAGCACAATCTTCAATTATTGCACTTGTATCGCCGTTCATAAATGCAGCTGTTGCACGCTTGTATTCTTCTTTTGTCAAAGCGTTTTTTTCTGCTTTTGAATATTTCACCCCACCGTTACTCTGTGTATCGGTGTTTTCTTTTGCGTTCGAGATCTTAGCATGATTATCAACCGCCGCTTTTAAGCCATCCTCCCACAGATTCATAAATTTCTCAAGAGCCTTCGCATCTTCGGAGAGTTTACCTGCGATAAGATGGTTTACATCACCGCTCTTAAGATAATTCTTGATAGCTTCGATAATGCTCTTTAACGCATCGATGAACTTTTCAGCAAACGTTCTGTTCTCGCCACAGATTTCCTTGACGAAAGATTCATCGGTAAATAAATCCTCAACGAAGTCGGCATTCTTCAAAAGTGCCTCTGCAACATCGGCTGTCATTTCTTCTGTAAGGTCATAGATGTTATCTAACTTGTAACTGCTTGCGTAACGGTCGAGATATTCTTCAAGTGTACCGTTGCGAGTCAGCCATTCCACCACATACTTTGCCATAGCGTTAAATTCTTCGGGAGCATTTATGCGGATGTAGTGTACAGATTCGTGCAACGATGTTGCGGCAACGTTGCCTTCTCCGATATCAAGCACAATCTCGCCCTTCGTAGAATTGATTGAGCCTATAGCCGTTCTTCCGTTCTGCTTGTTGTTGTAGCCGTTTGTGCTATCAACAAGCGTTACCGTATATCCGGTTATTTTTGATATTGTTCTTGCAAGTCGCTTATGTGCTTTTGTGGCTGTACCGTTTGTTTCATTCTTCACAGATGCTTTATCAAGTCGCTTTGCCTGTCTGCTCTGTAAGTTTTTTAACTCCTCGTCATACTTTACCTTCTGTTCCTGTGCTACAACGTTGCCTGTTTCGGCAAGATATTTTGCTGTGCTTTCGCCTATGTTATTAACCATAGTCTGTGCGGTTTTTGCTATGTTCTCATAGCTCAAGCCTGTTCTTGCAGCCGAGTTTACTCCGGCAAAACTTCTTGCGTACTCACCAACGGAGATATTGCCTGTGTATCCACCGATAAACGCCGATGCAGTTTTTGCGTCATACTCAGATGCATAGGAAAGTAGAGCAGTAGTAACTTCATCCGTGTTAAGACTCTGTGCCTCCTGTGTTGTGCCGTTTGACAGATTTACATACACTTCACCGTTTTCAATGTGTTCTATGCCTGTTATCTTAACAGACTCATCACCTATCTGTGCCGTGAATGTAGGTGTTCCTGAGAGATCGTTTGCGTACTTGTTTTGTTCTTCTGCTATGTAGTTTCTTCCTGCTTCAGCCCTCTGAGCGTTGCCGAGAACAACATCAGCAATAGCGTTGCCTGTACTTGTGCCTGTTATATTCTCAAACTGTGCCTGCTCCGATAGTGTAACAAAATCTTCCCACGAGGAATTCGTCATATCCAAGCCTGTGGTTTCACTGAGCATATTAACAACGTTCTCATTGCGTGAGATAATCTTAGCTTCTTCCTCTGTTATTACTTTACCGTCATACAGCTTTCTGAGAATAGGAGCAACCTCTGTGGCTGTTTTTGTATCGCCTGTCGCTATAAGTGCAAGACTGGCAACATTGCCTTCTGACACAGAACTGAGCGTATCGACCATAGAATCGTACTGCTTGATAAGCTGTCTGTTGCTTATGCCTTTGAGTTTTGCAAGAGTCTGCTTCTCGTCCATTTCAGCACTGAACGTTTTGCTTATCTCGCTGTTCTTAAAGTCGGAATCGGGAAGTGCTTTAAGCATTTCGGTATACTTACCGCTCTGTATAAGCTCTCTCATACTGTCTGACTTATACATATTGTTTGCTACAGTGTAGCTTGCAACGTTTATAGCTTTACCGACAGAGCCACCAAAAGCACCGCCTACAGCACCACCGAATGCTTCTTGATACATTCTTATCGGATTGATAATGCCGCTACCGTCATCGGCTGTTGAGAATAACTCTGTTTCGGGAGCATATGTCAGCTTCTTAACAAGCTCTGATATAATGCCCTGCTTCAATTCTTCGGTCGCTTCTTCGCCTGTGCTTTTTGCGAAATCTCTGAGCCATCCCTTAACGCCTGTTCCTGCTAAGTCTTTAAACTTTTCGACACCGCCTCCGACTTCGATATAAGCATTCGGTAAGCCTGTTGCAAGCATAGCAATTGTAGCTTCCTCGTTTGATGCTCCTGCATCGATAGCATCGTTGTATGCACTGCCACCTTCTCTCGCAAACGATGTCCAGAAGTTGAGATCTTTCATCAGACCCTTTAACATACTTGATGCTGTCTGAGCCACTTTCTGTGCCTTTGTAAGTCCTACCGTTGTTTGAATCCCTTTTGCAGCAAGAGATGTACCTCCCGAAAGAGCCGCTACCGCCATCGATAAACCTGCTTCAGCTACAGCATCTAATGTTGTTGTTATAACTCCGCTTGTGAATTTGCTAAATTCTTCGTTATTAGTTGCGTTGTAGAGGTCTGTTGTAAGTCCTTGCTGAGCGTACCCACTAAAACGTTCTCTGCGATCAGCCTCGTCATGTACATAATTATAAAAGCTGTGAATTTTATTTGAAAGAGTGCCTTCCTCATATGGGTTTCTGCCGATGAAGTAATCTGCAGCATTTGTGACCGGTTCAATAAAAGCTGTGTACATACCTTCGCCTGTGTTGTAAATAGAGCCTGCTATAGCATCACCTACTTGCTCAACCGCCTTGCCGAACCAGTTTTTATTCTCATAGTCTTTCTGATGCTGTTCGTATTCGGCATACTGTTTACGGAAATCTTCGTTCTGCATATTCTTAGCAAATTCCTGTACAGACTCCGCTTTCTTCATATCCGACTCAATCCGCTTGTATTCGTCTGTATCTTCGACTTTCACAGACGGATTCATATTGAGTGCTTTCATTGTCAGCAGCTTGTTTCTTGCTTCAGCAACATTATAATTAAGTAACCTCTGCTGTTCTTTTGCCCGTGCCATATTATCAGCATAAGCGTTGTATTCGTTCTCGTCTTTAAACTGAGAAGAAAAAGCGTTGATGCTGTTATCGACTTTCTTCGCTGCTTCGCTCTTTGCCTGCGCATAACTGTACGCAGGCTTGCTCTTTTCGTTCAGCCTTGCGTACTGTTCAGCATACTTCTTGTTCTCGTTGTTGAACACCTCGTTATAGTGCTTCTGTGCCTTTTCACGCATCTGCGGAGAAACGTATGTGTTGATACCGTCACCAATCAGATTTGCTGATTCGTTTTCGGGAGTCATTACAGTGTAGTTATTCGCACTCGGCTTGTTCGCCATCTGCTCATATGAATTTCTGTAGTTTTCAACGCCCTTGTAGTATTCCTGTGCCTTCTTCGGTACATAGCTATTCTGATAGTGCTGCTTTGCCATTTCGAAAGCGGCATCATTTTTATTGTAGCTTGTGTTACTGCGGTCAAGTTTGGACGAATCAATATCGCCCATTATATTCTGCGTTTTCTTGCGTTCTTCGTGTTTCGCAATGTTTGCCCTTATACGCTTGAGTCTTTCTTCGTCCATCCTCAAAACCTCCGTTTATTTCTTGCTGTTTGCTTTCTTTGCCTTCTTGTTATCATCCAACCACTGCTGACGGGATGTAGACCAGTTGTTTGAATCGGATAACAGGCTCTTATAATCACCGTATCGTTTGTTATCTTCAGCAATTGCGTTTGCGTTTGACTGTATTCCTGCCGAGCCTATCGTTCCCCAAGAATTAACGCCTTTGAGTGTTGAGCTGTCTATCAGCTCAGGATGCAGTGAATAAATCAAATCTGTCAGAGAGCCTTCGCCAATTGATGCTTCGTCCGCCCATTCCCAAAAGCCGTCCTTATCGCCGTATGACTGGAATAAGGCTTCCGCAACTTCTGACGGATTATCTTTAACGTTGAAATAATCATCATAGTCGGTAAGAAACTTGTACGCTTTGTTGGGATCGAAGTATGTATCATCTTCAGATTCTTTCTGTGCTGATCCGATTGCCTTTGAGATGTTCATAGCATAATTTTTGTTCCACTGATCATCGCTCACCGCATCTCTCTGTTTCTGATAATCAAACTGCTTCTGCCACTGGTCATCGCCCACTTTGTCACGATACTGGTTATAGTTAAACGTTTTCTGCCACTGAGCATCGCTTACACTATCACGTTTCTTCTGATAGTTAAAGTTTCTGTCATCCTTCGCATCTCCGACATCATCTCTATACTTTCCGTAATCGAAATTGCGTTCGTTGTTATACGCATTGTAATAGAAATCTCTGTCATTGAGATAATCGCTCATCTTATCACGGTATCTGCTGTAGTCTGTAGAGTCAAGGTTTGTCAGCAGATTATTCTGATTGTAAAGGTCATTTGTTTCGTCACGGTAACGATCATATGCTCTCTGCTCAAGCTCAGGTATCTTATCGTTAAGCTGTTGCATATAGCTGTTGTATGCCTGCTGTCCTGCCGTTGTAGCATAGCTGTTGCCGTAACCGCCTGTCAGCAGAGCCGCATTGCCCATTGTATCCTGCATAGCTGTCTGACCGTTGCGTGTGTACATATCCTTGTACTGATTGTACAGTGTGTCCTTGTTTGCATCGTAGCTGAATTGCTTACGATTGAGAATGTTGTTAAGGTTATCGTTTATCAGGTTATCATACTTGCCAGTGTAAGCGGACGGCTTCTCGCTGTTGTGTACGGTATATGCCTGTTTCGCTGTGTTGACCGCATTGGAAGGTTTGTAGCCTGTGCTGTTGGTGGTCGAACTGCTGTTAGCGTTGAATCTATCGGGAGCTTTTTCGTAAATGCTCGATGTTCTCTCTTTCCTTACTTTTGCCATAGTTATCCCTCCTAATATTTAAGCTCTGCTGTGGCAGGCATATGCTCTCTGTTATAGTGTGTAGCGTAGCTGTTGTACAGAGCCGCAAACGTTGCTGTGTCATTGTTGTAACGTTCGTACTCTGCATTGTAATAATCTATCTTAACGCATAAATACTGCATATAGATTTCGTCATATGGAGCAGGAACAAACAGCTTATCGTCTGCAAATGTTTCTGAATCCATATCCGTAAATTCGATATCCGTTGTATCGTGTGTTTTGTATACCTCGTTATATACTGTCTGTTCAAGCTGACGAATCCATTCCGTTTTTGTTGCTTTCGGGATCTGATTCGGACGTAACGTGTCAGCTTTTGTAATAGCTCCGTTTGCTGTCATTGTTCCTCCTGTAAACAAAATAAGCGGCGGCGAATTACCGCCACCGCCGTTTTGCGACTTGCTTATATGCTCTGAGAACGTGATACCACGTTTGATATAAACGCTTCTGCCTTCTGCTTCTGTGCTTCGCTACGTTCAATTACCTCTGCTACCATGCGAGGAACTGAAACGGTAACACCACGTTCAACGAGATACGTTCTGCCGTTCACACCTACAAAGACCGGGTCTTTGTAGTTTTTTGCATCCTTGAATAGCTTGATGTCAACCATTTCTTCGGGATCGTATTCAGGCACAACGTTCTTTATCTCAGATGTTGTTGCTTTTGTTGCCATACTGGATTACCTCCATTTAGTTTGCTTCGATCTTGTTTGAGTATCTCTTTACGCAAGATTCGATTCTTACCATATACTCGTCTGACAGGATTTCCGCTGTCTTTGTTGCCTTCCAACCTACGCTTGAACGCTGATTGAGAGGATCATCGCCGTAGCCGAGCTGTTTGATGATATGCTCAAGACCGCCGCCTGTTACATCGGTTACCGCATATGCGTGTGCGCCGATAACAAGCGTTGAGAATATAGCTGTGTAGTGCTTCTCATAGTATGTGTCAGCCGTTACCGCACTGCCCGGTGTTACGGACGAAGCGGCAGAGTATGTTTCACCCGACTTGGTGTAATATGTCTTGCCTGCTACGAACTTTGTGTCCTTTGTAAGTGCGTAGAATTCGGGGCAACCATCTTCAGCAAATATCTTTGCTTCTGTTGATTCAACGAATCTTACACCGCCGATTGTACCGATTTCGCCCTGATAGATGTTTTCGGGATTCTTGTACTGATGGATAGACACCCAATCGTCCGATCTCATAAGAGCATATGACACAAACGGATGAATGATAGCAACAAATTCGCCGCCGCTGATGCCATCAGCATTCATACTCTTAAGCTGTGCTACCGCTCTGAAGATGGTGTCAACTGTCAGCTCTGAGTCAAGAGTTAACGCTTTTCTTGAAAGCACTTCGCTACCGTCTGCCTTATCAGCATAGATAACGTTTGTGCCTGCGTTTACAATCTCTCTTGTGATTGTGTCAAGCGTTCTGCCCGACTGACTACCGAGTAACTTTGTAGACTGTACAACGTTGTTGTCGATAGTAGTAAGCTGAAGCATATCAGACAGCTTGATGTAATCACCGAACTGATTGATTGTTGCTTCCTTTGTGCTTACGGATAAACTGTTACCAGTAGGAGTAACGCCTTCGGTAAGAGGAGTAAGTGCCTTAGGAAGTGCCGCATACTTACGGAACTCTATGGTCTTACCGTTGTTCTTGGGAATAGGATACTTATCGCCGAACTGATCGTGTACCAGTTTAGGCTCGGCATTGTCTATGAGAGTATCCTCATAGTAAGTTTTCATCTCTGCTGACAGAGATTCCTGTGTAGTTACCTGTGTATCGAACATACGCAGGTTAAGTAAAAATCTGTGCATATGTGTACCTCTTTCTTTCCATCAAGAAGAAGTTACAACGTGATTTTTTCGCCTCTTGCAACACGCTTGGCAATTTCCTCTCTGTCGGCTTTTGTCCACTTGTGAGGATCAGCCTTAAACGTAAAGCCTGCCTGTGAACTTCCTGCACTTTCGTCAGGTCTTAAGCCTTTAGAGCGGATATTGTTTACCGTCTGCTGCTGCACTGCCTGTGCAGTACGCTGTGTCGCTGTGCTGATCGCACTCTGAACGATTTCGTCCTGATGTATAACCTGATATGCGGTCTTGACATCTATGCCTCTTGTCAGAAGCCCGAAGAAGTCCTTGTTCTGCATCTCAGTGTTAAGGTCGAGATTCGGATATTCGTTCCTTGCAAAATCAGCCTGCATACTCCACTCGGCATACTTGGCATCAAACTCTTTCCGTCTGTCTTCTTCCTGTCTGATAGCCTGAAGCTGTGCATTTTCCGCTTCAAGCTGTTTCATCTTCTTGTACTGCTCAACGGACATTCCTGCTTCATCAGCCGCCGTTTCGTAATACGATTCATCTTCAGCAACAGCCTTAAGTATTCCATCGGTATCTGTCGGGTCAATTCCGTACTTCATAGCTACAGCATTCATAACTGATTGCATCTTGCCATTTGATTTCTTCAGCTCCGAATGATCTTTGAATCTGCGTTTTACCGCATTCTCGATTTCCTTGTTGATGAAATCCTTGCCTTCGCCATTTCGATACTCATTGTACCTTGACTGTGCATCATCCTGCGTGTCAGACGATGTGTTCTCAGTTACCGTAGGCTGTTTCCCATAAACAACCTTGCTTAAGTCCTTGCTGTTGTTTGCACCGGAGGAAGTGCCTTCGTTCACTCCTGATGTTGCTGTGCCTGTGCCATCTCCTGTTCCTGAAGAAGCACTGCCTGCACCGTCAAACATCTTTAAATTCAATTTGAAAATCATCGGTTTTCACCTTTCTGCAGTCTGTTCCTGCGAGTCATTATTGTAAGTATAACATACGTTTTTTGCCATTATGAGCTTTGTTTTCCGTGTTCAGATATTTTTACAATATCGGGATAACTGTCCGATATCAGCGAGAAGCCACTCAGAATGGCTTCGACTCCGTTTTTGATATCGTCATAGTCAGTTATATAGCTTGCAGAGAAAAAGCCGTCCTTGAACGTTATATCGCCGTCTGCCTTGTCTGTGTTATTGTACAGATAATAAGCGATTGTCTGAGCGATTGTACTTACCGCCGCACAGACTAAATTGCCGTCAACTCCGTGAGCTTCGTGTGCGTGACCGTCACAGATTATCTCGTGACCGTTCTTGTTGTGTTTGATTGTTATCTTTGTCATTCTGTCCTCACTGGCTGATGTTCGTTACATTCTGTGCCTTTTCTCTTGCCTTGTTGACTATGCTGTTTTCTGTGGCATCGTCAAAAATCTTTGCAAGCTGTGAGCTATCGCCACCTGTCTGCTGTGCCTGTCCGCTCGGCATTGGCTGTCCTGCTCCCTGTACTGTGCCTATCTGCTGTGGCATCTGCCCGGTTATGATAGCCTGTAACTGTGCCACTTGCTGCTGTAACTGCATTATCTGCTGATACATAGTGCCGTTCTGCTGTACTCGCTGTACAACCTCCTGCTTACCGTCAAAATCCATCATATCAAGGCAAGCAAGCACCTGATCGGAAAGTTGAGGATTGAAAAATCCTGCACCGAACAGCTCTTTTGCAAGCTCGTTCTGTGCTGCCTTTGAGAACGGAGATCGTCTGCTTGCCTTGCAGACGATGTCGAAAATAGGCGTTCTTTCGCCGAGATCGAAACCGCCCACACTGCCTGCAGATTGTGGTATTAATCCGCTGTTGTCAAACTGTACGAACTGCTGTGAGCCGTCCTTGCCTGTGATACGGAAATATCTCTGTGTATCGTAAAACTGCCGCATAAGCTCTATTGCAAAATAACACACTTTGGTATATGCATTGTATGTGCTTTTCAGCATATCTCTTGACAGCTTGCTTCCTGCCTCCTGCAGTGCCGCAATAGCAGATGCCGCTGTGATACCGCTTGTTGTGCCGCCTTGCGAGAAATCTCTGTTTCCGCTTGTTTCCTTCAGCTCGTCTATCTTAAGCTGCAGTACGTTCATAACCGCACTGTCAAGCGGCTCAACCTTTATCTCCCTTATATCCTCATCGGTCAGATTGCCTTGAACGTGTACAAAACGTTTTCTCTGATCGGCGAATTCACCTTCGTTGACATTGCCGTTCATCTTGACGAAATACCGCTTGTTCGTCATCTTGACCGTATGCTCAAGCACTACCTGATTCAGTTTGTCTATGTACATCTGACAATCCTTCATAATGTCGATGTATCCGAAGCCACACGGAGAGCCTTCTACACGGAACATTGTGTCGATTACAAACGGATACTCGCCGTGATCATAGAAGCCTCTGTCGGCATATTCGGGATCGTTCTCGCTTGCATACAGTACGGTATCTCCGCAGAATTTGCAGTAGTGCAGTTTGCACTTAGTGCCATCCCAAACCTTGTAGTACCAATCGACAACCGTTGACTTCTCGCTTGTATCTACGTTGTCATCGTACTTGTACTTGCTTACAGCAATCGAATCACCGCCCGATTTATTTGCAAATTCGGGATATCTCTGCTTAAGAGCCTCTGTATCCTCAAGCGATAGATAAAACAGATTCGGCGATTTCTGTATGTCGGATATGCCCGACTCCCAATACAGATTAAGCAAGTCAATATTGCAGATGTCAATATCACCTATGCCGTTGTCTTTTCTGCTGTTCCATAAGACAGCCTGACACATAGAGCCGCCTTTGAGCTTCTGCCACCATCCGTCCGAGTATGTCTGCTCATAATCGTTATGCTCAAGCACAACAGGCAGTACATCGGATAGCGTTTGTGCTGTCTGCTCATCGCTTAATTCTCTCGGCAGTATGGTAGGTTCAGGGTAATTATCCATAGCATCTGCATGTTTGTTCGCAAGCGAGTTAAACAGCCAAGCGGACACAGGACGAGGTCTGAGAGGATCGGATTCTACTGCAGATGCAGAGTCTGATAGCTCTCCCCAATGTCGCATCTTCCACCACTGCTCATTGGATATGATACGCTTTTCAAGATTTGCCTTGCCTTGCTTGTATCTGTTGAGTATCTCCTGTGCTTCGTGTATTTCCTTTGTGCCTATCTTCTTGCCGTCATCATTCGGCACTCTGCCATCTGCGGTTTCAACAGGCTGTGTGCCATCTTCGTTTGCGTTTTCGGTCACAGACTCGGCAAGCTGTCCTTTTTTCTTTGCTCGGAACTTTGTGATTTCTTCTTCAAGATTCATTTTCTGTCCTTTCTCCTTGCTGTGCAAGAATCATATGTGCTTCTTCGCTGTCATCAGGCACTACTATTGCACCTTCCAGTTTCTCATCCTCTGTTTCAACACCGCCAAGAACAAACGTTTCATCTTCAAATATCTGCATATATGCTCCTTTCGCTATCTGCTGTTTGTGTATCTGATCACAAATGACAAAGCCGTTGTGCCTGTCATAGACATTGTGATTGTGCCGTTAGCAAGAGTTACGCTCTCTGACGAGCCGTTGCTTATAGTCAACATTACACGTTCTATGCTTGCGGTCGGCGATAATGCAAACACTTTACGATTACGCACAGGATTTGCGGCGTTATCGTAATATGCCTCGATTTCTACCACACCAAAACCTTCTCCGTATGTTGCATACGCAAACGTTTTTGGACTGTCCTCTGTTACACTGCCGTATACAACAACATCTGTATCGCATTTCCATGCTGACCACGCCCCGTCATTGCACCATCTTGTATAAGTCCGTTTTCGTACTACAGAAGTATAGCGTTGCATGGTATTAAAATGCTCTGTGTTGATATTTCGGATATTGTCGACCAACAATTCAAACGGTTCATTGGCAGATATCGGACGGTTCTCAATATTCTGTGCAGATAGTGATGTACAAAAATACCGTCTGCTTTTGCCCTTGTCTGATGCCGTGTTCATCGTAATATCGTTTAAATCAATAGTCTGCCCGGATATTTCTGTAGCTTTAAGATAATCCTTGCTGTCAAGCTCATAAGGTGTCACCGCTCCGACTTCTTCCGCTGTATACACAGGCTTGCTTTCAGCTTTTGCCCACGCAGGCACTGTCGGATCGGTTTCTTCCGTCAGATATGCAGGCATATCTGTGATGTCAGATACCGTGTGCGTGTGTTCTGCATCTGCCTTACCGTCAAGTGCTGTCTGTGTCGCTGTAGATATCGGCTTGTCAGCATCTGCTGTGTTATCCACATTGCCAAGCCCTATCTCGTTTGCTGTGTATGTCGGCTTATCTGATTGCTTTGCCCAATCGGATATATCCGCTGATTTGAGATAGGCTGACAACTCAACGGATATCGTACCGTCAGCCGTAACTGATACGTTATCACCAATCTTCACGCCACCGAGCGTGTCGGCTGTCGCAGATGGCAAAACATAGCTATTGCCACCGCTTGCTGATAGCGTTCCGTCCTCAGATATAGTCAGATTCTCTCCGATTTTTATTGCTCCAAGAACGGTTTCTGAAGCAATTGCGTTTGAGAAATCGTAGCCTTTTGCGGAAGAATACTTGCCCGAAACAGTTAGATTGCCATCTTCGTCAAGCGTTAAGGCATCTCGCAGTCTCTCACTGTCATACCCGTTGCCGACCGCAAGCAAAATATTTGCGTTGTTGCTCGTCCAATTGTTTCCAAATCTAACCGCACCGTGTGCCTCTATAGCCAAACCGTACAATGTGTTTTGATTCTCAACTGTCAGATTGCCTGCCACCCACAGATTCCCGCCATCGTCAAGCACCAGTGCATCGCTTTCGTAACTTCCTC